GTATCCGCGCTGAATATTCCGACACAACCCAATTCCATTCACAGTATTACAATGACCCAAATGATCCGGGAAGTAATCGAATTAACCGGGATAAGTTCCAATACTACGATCGAAAGTTTCTTAAGCAATCCGACGGTCATTGGTATTTCAGAGGAAATCGCCTTAATATTTTTGCTTCAATAGACTTCGCCTTCTCGCTAAGTAAGAAGTCCGACGATACCGCAATCGTGGTTATCGGAGTTGATCCAGATAACTACATCTACGTCTTAGACATTGCTTGTTTCAAGACGGATAAGATTAGCGAATACTTTAGTGAAATCGCTCGATTGCATAGCAAGTGGGAATTTAAGAAGCTCCGGGCTGAAGTTACCGTAGCACAAACGGTTATTGTCCGTGACTTGAAGGATCGACTCCGGGCTGAAGGGCTTTCCATTTCGATTGACGAATATCGTCCTAACCGTTCCGAAGGTAGCAAGGAAGAGCGTATCGCAGCAGCCCTAGAGCATCGCTACGATAACAAAGAGATTTGGCACTACAAGGGCGGTTATACGGACGTTATGGAGGAGCAGCTTGTTCAAGCTAGGCCCGCCCATGACGACATTAAGGATGCCCTTGCAGCGGCTGTAAGCATTGCTATTAAGCCTAAATCGAAAGGCTCTAGCACCATTCGTGAAAACATCATTCCAATAAGTTCTCGCTTTGGCGGCGTGGCTTTCAGATAAGAGGATTAAATGGCAAATCGCCCACTAAACGTATGTGACATTGCTGAGCGTGATGAGGTGGCTAAGTACATCTCGCAAACTTGGTTCAACTACCACACGCAGATGTTCCCCAAGATTCAAGAGTGGAAAGAAGTACGTAACTACATTTTCGCTACAGACACCACCACCACGAGTAACTCAGTGCTTCCTTGGAAGAATAAGACAACGCTCCCTAAGCTTTGCCAGATTCGTGACAACTTGCATTCGAATTATCTCTCGGCCCTCTTCCCTAATGATGACTGGCTGAAGTGGGATGCCTACACGTCCTCGGACGCTACGAAGGCAAAGAAGACAGCAATTGAATCTTACATGGCCAACAAGACCCGTGAGAGCCATTTCCGTACAGAGATGAGCCGATTGCTCCTAGATTATATTGATTACGGGAATGTATTCGCTACGGCAGACTTCGAAAGCTCTAGCCGTGAAGATGCTCTCGGGGTACAGGTGATTGATTATGTGGGACCAAAAGCTCGCAGAATTAGCCCTCTTGATATTGTCTTTAATCCACTTGCTAATTCATTCAAAGATTCTTTCAAGATTGTACGAAGCCTTATTAGTATTGGCCAACTAGCCTCAATGGCTGAAACCAATCCGGATAACGCCTTCCTCAAGAATGCAATTAAGAATCGGGACAAGATTAAGAGCTACGCTTCCGCTTACGGTATTGAAGAAGCCGATAAGAGCGAAGGTTTTATGATGGATGGCTTCGGTAACTACTCCGAATATCTCGGACAAGATTACGTGGAAGTCTTGACTTTCTACGGAGATATCTTTGATACCGAAACACGAACACTTCAGAAAGGCATGCAGGTTACCGTTATCGACCGTATGTGGGTGGTTGATTCTAAGCCTATCCCTTCTTGGTTGGGGTCCGCTCCTATTTATCATGTTGGGTGGCGCAATCGGCCAGACAATCTTTGGGCTATGGGTCCTCTGGATAATCTCGTTGGTATGCAATATCGGATCGACCATCTGGAGAACTTGAAGGCTGACGCAATGGACTTGGCTGTTATGCCTCCGTTGGTTATCTCAGGTGAGGTAGAAGAGTTCCGTTACGCTCCCGGTGAGGAGATTCACATTGATGAAAACGGAGCCGTTACAGAGCTTGCTCGTAACTCTCAGTGGGTAATCCAGAGCGACAATGCTATTCAGCTTCTTGAGCAACGTATGGAAATGTATGCGGGTGCTCCTCGTGAAGCAATGGGTGTTCGTACTCCGGGTGAGAAGACTGCCTTTGAAGTGCAGACGCTTGAGAATGCAGCCAGCCGTATCTTCCAAGAGAAAATCAATACGTTCGAAATCGAACTCCTTGAACCCCTCTTGAATGCAATGCTGGAAACTGCTCGGCGTAATCTGGATGGCTCGGATGTTATTAAGACGATGGATAACGACTTGGGGGCACAAACCTTCCTGACGATTAGCCGAGATGACATTACTGCCAATGGCGTTCTGAGACCCGTAGGAGCCCGCCACTTCGCTGCACAGGCTCAGTTGGTACAGAACCTTGGGGGCATCTTCAACAGCCCTATGGGGCAGGTTGTCGCGCCTCACCTCTCAGCCCTTGCGCTATCACGTCTGTTGGAAGACACGCTCAATCTCAGCCGGTTCCAATTGTTCCGTCCGAATGCTGCTGTGTTTGAACAGCAAGAGACTCAGCGTCTTATTAACGGTGCTCAAGAGAATCTCGGTACTGAGCAGAATATGGCTGCTGCTGCTCCTAGCGTTAATAACGTAGGTGCTGAAGCTCAACGTATTCAAACCCGTACCCAAGCTAAGGCTGCTCAATGAAGACAGTCCTCTTATCCGGATTGACGGAAGACCAACAAGACGAAATGAGACAGACGTTTGCTCATTCCGTTGTCTTGCGACAACAGCTAATTAAGATTTTGACGAAGAAAGCAAAGGATGCACGGAGTGCTAGTACGTCTAAGGACGCATATAACATCCCTAATTGGGCATACCTTCAAGCAGATACCGTAGGTTACGAAAGAGCTTTAGCCGAAGTATGTAGCCTTCTTTCACACGCTGATGATGGAGATGTCTCTGCACCGATAGGTAAAGAGACTCTTCCTTCGGTTAAGAAGGTTGGGCGACCGCGTAAGGTCGCAATTACCGTGAAAGAATAATATCTTATACAAAATTTATTTTATTTATTTTCGTTATAAAAGTACTCCTCAAGGGGTAATTCTCTATGAATGCATATGAAGGATCGAACGATAGTGAGTATCCGGCGAATGAATATGAATGTAATGAATATTCTTCGACATATATGTATATAGCTAATATGGCCTAACCCTCTGCTTGCACGGTTAGGTTTTCTAATAAAGGAAAATGATATGGCTGACCAAGCCTCTATCTTCGGACAACAAACACAGGCAGTTGACCCTGCCATTACACAGACAGCAACTCAAACTCAATCTCCCCTTGCTACCCTGCTTGCGGATATTAAGAATGAGCAAGGCTCGCAAAAGTATGCAACTCCGGAAGATGCTCTTCGTGGTGCTGCTCATGCTCAAGAATACATTCGTACTCTTCAACGAGAAAAGGCTGAAGCCGATGCACGGCTTGCTGCTCTCTCGGCTAAAGAAGATAAGACTGCACATCTGGAAGCTACTCTTGCGGAACTCATGCAGAAGGTTAACAAGCCGGCCGAACCAGCCCTGAATGTTCCTACTGGTGATGATATTGCTGCCATCGTAGCAAAGACTTTGGATAGCCGTTCTGCTGCTCAGAAAGCTCAAGAGAATCAAGCCCAAGTGGCCCAAGCTCTTATGAAGCAATTCGGTGCAGAAGCAGAAGCTAAATATAACGAAGCTGCTAAAGAACTTGGACTTTCTCCGCAGGAACTTAATGAGCTTGCGGCTAAGTCACCCAAGGCGGTATTGAAAACTCTCGGTGTAAGTGAGCAAGCGGCTAAGCCGCAATCCTTCGCTCCAGCCGGAACGTCACTTAATACTGCGGCTCTCCAGCCTCATCAGGACTCTTTCGTTGGTCGTAATAAAGCAGTGCAGACCGTAGGCGCTACCTCAGAAGACTTGTTCCAAGAAGCACGGAACAGCCGAGCGATGGTGGATGAGCTACATGCTGCCGGGCTGTCTACAGCCGATCTATCCGACCCGAAAGTATACGCTAAGTATTTTAAATAATAGGAATATAACAAATGGCACAAAATCGTTTTAATACGACTGCCTTCATTGAAGCAGAACAATATTCGGCATTCCTTCTCCGCAACCTCCATGATGGTCTGTTGCCGGGTTCGTACTTCCGTAATGTTACCGACTTCGGTAAGGGCACTACGCTTCATATCAAGACCGTTGGTACGGTTACCATTCAAGACGGTGCTGAAGAAGTTCCGTTCGATTACACCCCGATTGAAAGCGGTGAAGTGACGCTGACGATTACGGATTATATTGGTGATGCATGGTATGTGACGGATGAACTCCGTGAAGATGGCGACCAAGTGGAAGCTCTGCTTGCTGCTCGTTCGCAAGAATCGACCCGCGCAATTCAAGAAGTGTTTGAAACCCGCTTCCTCTCGAAAGCTAATAGCTCGCAGACGAATGCCAGCCCGAACTCGGTTAACGGTTTCCCGCATCGTATCGCTTCTACGGCTACGAATGGCGTGTTCACCCTGAACCTGCTTATCCAAATGAAGCTTGCATTCGACAAGGCTAACGTTCCGGTCGCTGGCCGTATCGCTATTCTTGATCCGGTTGCTGCTGCTACGCTGGATGGTTTGGTTACGATTGGTCGTGACGTTACGCCTTGGGCAGCTTCGATCCTCGCTAATGGCTTCGAACGTGAACACCAGTTCCTGATGAACTTCTACGGATGGACGATTATCACGTCTAACCGCCTCCCGAAGGGTTCGTTCTCGGATGGTACGACCACGATTACCAACGGTGTTGCAAACATCTTCATGTCGCTGGCTGATGACAATACCAAGCCGCTTATGGCTGCATGGCGTCGTATGCCGAAGGTTGAGACGGAACGTAATAAAGACCTTCGTCGTGACGAGTTTGTTACCTCGTGCCGTTGGGGCTTTGGTACGCAACGTGTTGACACGCTCGGCGTGGTGATTACGAACGCTGTTAACATCGCCTAATAAAGGAATAATAAAATGCCTTATCTCAATCAAGCAGGTATTAACGTGTTCAACCAATACGGTGCTCGTTCGACGGGTAACTCGGTTGGTACGGATCATACTCAAAATGCTGTACACGAACTGTCGGTGGAAATCACTGGCACTTCGCTTGCGGACTCGCTGTTTGTCCCGCCTTATGTTATCCCGAAGGGTGTTCGTTTCGTTCGTGCAACGCTGGTTGTTGACCAAGCCTTCACCCTGACGGGCACGACCCCGACGGTGCAGATTGGTGGCACGGCTCCGGGTACGAATGGTTTGACGCTCTCGGCTGCTAACCTTGGCTCGGTTGCCTCGCTGGATGTTTCGGCTGGCCTCGCT